TTTGCTTTTTCGGCAACTTGAATCATTTGCTGACGGCGCAATTCATACTTATCGCGTCCGTGCTGAAACCATTCTCTGAGAGCACCATCAATATTCATGGCACTCTGGTCTTCGGGAGAAACAACCTTAGACTTCAAAACTGAGTGAAGTGATTTGAAGATGGATGCCTCTTGTAAAGCACCATGGATCAATCCTGTATCAGGGTTGAAAATGTTGTGGCGCTTCAAGAAGTCGACATCTCTATCATTCATATAAGGTGTTGGTTCAGATTCTTTATCAGGCATCGTGAAGACCATGTCACGTTCTGCCAAGAATTGAGCAAAAGAGATATGATTGAACCAGTCAAATCCCTTACGGATAGAACCAGATACATCATCACCATATGTCATCATTGAACCATTTCTACGGAAAGGTTGAGGGGGGCCGAGTTCGGCAGGCCACATATGGAAATACGCAGAGCGCATTAACAATGAATTGACAATACAGTTAATGTATACAGTGAGATTTTGTCCTGATGGATTAGATCCACGATGAATAATGATATCACCATTGTAAGAAACACACGCAAACGCAATTTCTGTGGCAATTCCTTTCATAACAAATAGTTCAGGAGCGGCATAATCTCCGCACTCTTCAGCAATGTTGATCATGCATTTGAAAGCAGCAAGAATAAGCGATGCAGGCATCCTTAAATCATACTTACTGTAATCTCCAGCAAAAACTCGATCAGAACCGAATTTTAACATATGCTTAGCGAGTTGGTCCCATTCTGGACCTTGAGCGTTTACTCCTACAGCACACTCGGATACCAAGGGAAAAATCGACATGATACGAGCGATAGGGAGGAAGTATTTACGGATTAGCAATTGGAAAGCAAATTCGCATGCTTGAAACACACGTACTTTTTCCTTGCCTTTCTTAGTAGGCTCATCCTTCACACAGGCTTTGAAAATAGCATAACAACGCTCACCCTTGGCAAGCAAGTTTTCCATATTCCTAAACTCTTCCATAATTTCCTCATCGCATTCAGCGGGACACATATGGTCGGGATAGTCCTCAGGATCTAGCAAGCGAATACAATCACTTTT